ACCTTCTCTTCGAATTTCGCAAGCAGCGGAACTATTACGTCAAGCCTGTCTTCGCTCAGGTTTAGCAAGAAGGACATTAGGGTCTCTCGATATGATGAAGTCTTCTGTCGCGTAGCTGAAGTCGATGGACGCTTTGTTCAGCATGCGCAACGTGAAAAAGTCTGTTGATACTTTGGGGGTGCTAGAGATGATTATATCACCGTGCTCTTGCGGAGTAAACACGGATTCGATACTCGTCCCACCGCGAGGATGGCAAAGCAACTTCATTCCAATAGCTCCACCTGATTTTTCAATCAGGTGGAGCATCTTAGCCTGAGCGCAGTACGTCAAATAGTCGTTCAAGCGTACTGCCCCATTTTACTCTTTGTCTTCGCCAACCAGGCTGATGGAGTCAATGACTTCCTTCAGCTTCTGATGCAGCTTACGAGGCGAGACAAACACTTCGCGCTGGTAATCCGTCTTTTCCTTTCCTTCAACCGTAGTTGTGACTGGGTAAGTAAGGATGAAACCGCCCTTTACTACTTCGATTACGATGTTGTCCATGGTGAACTCCTTGTGGAATTAGTCTTCAATTTCTTCTGGGGGTGTGAGATCCGGAAGCTCTGATGTTACGATGGTTGGGCTTGCCTTGGGATGCTTGAAGAGCATCGCTGCGTCTTCGTGCGTCATCTCGTCCGGCCTTACAAAATAAACCTGACCGTCAATAGGAGCAGTGGACATCAACCAGCCTTGTTTCTTACCAGCGACTGTGGACTTCGTGAGAACGCCCAAGTGTTCGAGCATATCGCAGAGACCGGTAAATGGTGACATACCTGAGTTGTAAGGAACTTCCAGTTCGATCTTGGTTCCAGACTTTGTGAAGCGGCTCTTGTACGTCTCAACGCGCATGCGGATACCAACTACTTCAGTTCCTTCCTTGAGCTTCAGCTTGGTGACTAGACCGATAACTGATGGGAAGAACTTGACGCTGTTGGTAATAGCCCACGCACCATCACCAAGCATGATGTCTTGGTTGTAAACGTGGTCGGTGAAGACGAAGCACATTGGAAGCATTGCCAGTTGACCGTGAATCAGCTTAAGCATTGCCTTGCGGCGCTTAGCGAGCTGACCTTGGTCGCCCTTGATGATACCACCACCCTCGTAGTTGTCCATTTCAGTCGTCGACGCAAGCATCGCGAGACTGTCAAGAACGATCAGAACCTTCGGTGAATTTGGATCATCCTTACCGTAGGCCTTGACGTATCCCTTGAAGAACTCCGAACAGACAGAGTTGACGTCTTCGATGGTCGTAACCTTGGCGTACGTCAAGGAGTCTTCGTCAGTCTTCGCACCAATCTTGGTCAGGTAATCCATGTCCAGTGCGTTTTCACTGTCAAGCGCGAGCACGTGGAATCCTGCGATCTGTGCATGCTTGATTGCGTTGGAGGTCAAGAAGCTCTTACCAGCGCCAGAGGGTCCGACAAAAGCCGTGCTTCTGCCTAGTGCGATACCTCGGTGCCAATCTCCAGTGAGAGCGTAATTCAGCGCGTAGTTGCCGGTAGTAAGCCACTCTTGCGGTCTACTGATGCCAACCATTACGCTGTCGAGTTTGTTAACCGCCTTTTTAAAGTCGGTTAGGAACGATAGTGCCATTTAGTTTCTCCTAAAGGCAACTCGCCCTGTGAATTCGCGAGGAACTCACAGGGCTACATTGCAGTTGTTTACTCAGCGTCCTTTGAAGCAGCCTTAGCGCGATCGCGCAGCTGCTGGAGGATGTTGCTGGACTTCGATGGTGCAGCCGTATCAGCTGCAGCTTCATCCTTTGCAGGAGCTGCTGGCTTAGCTGCAGCCGGCTTTGCAGCCGCTGGCTTTGCCGCTGGTGTTGGCTCATCGCCCGCGTCATCTTCCGAGAAGCTCTGACCGGTCTGGTCAGCAACTAGGAGAGCTTCAACCACCGAACGTTCCGGCTTGGCACCGCGGTAATCGGCGAGGTTGAAGAGGGTGAGGGACTCGATGATCTCGTCATCAAGATCGGTCTGCTTCGGTGCGAAGCTAGACGTGGTGTACGACGCGTACTGGCCGGACTTGGTCTTCTTGATGCGGAAGTTGTAGCCGCCCTTGAACTCGTACGGAGCTTCTTCAAGGTCACCAGACTGGAATGCAGCCTGAATCTGCTTGAACACGGCTGGGCCGAAGTCAATGAGCTTGACAAGCTGAGCCTGGTCATGGTCGATCGGCGATTCAACAACAATCACCTGGCCGATGTAGCTCTTCTTGCGGTAGTACTTGCGACCCATGTCTTCGTTCTTCTCATCGTAGTACTTACGTGAGACATCGCAGATTGGGCAGCTTTCGCCGAACATCTGCAGACATGCGACCTTCTTGCGCTGGCCGTTTACAACGAGCTCATGCTGAAGATTCTCGACAAGGAAGCCGAGGTTGTTTTCTTCGTCGAGGTCGGGGAGGAATCGAACGACTGCCTGTGAGTCGTCGGGCATCTTCCAGAATGGGTAGAACAGCTTCCACGATTGGTCGCCACCACCGGTACCAGATGCTTTCTTATCAAACGCTGCCTTGAGCAGATCGAGCTTATTCTTTGCGGACATAGAGTTTTCTCCAAAAATTAAAAGTTAGAAACCACAAATTCGTACCAATTCGTATGGTACGAATTATTTATGGGTAACGCGACCAGTGCTCAATCTGAGCACTATCATCGGGATAGTCAGCGGGGATGTTGCAGAGGTTCAGCGAGAGCCCTGAGGCGATTCATCAGGGAGTGCCGGCATCGCGGCTAGTGAGTAATTCTAACAAAGAAGGGTAGCAGCGTAAACTGCTACCCGATAAATCAGACCGTTGATTCACCACTGATCGCGGTGAAGAAGTCAACTTCGCTGCCCAGGAGAATGGACTGCTGGCGCATGTACATGTCGCGAACAGTTTCTTCGGGCACGCTCTTGTCGCTGCGGGTCTTCTGACGCTCGATCACAGTTGCGATCGACGTCATCATTTCGACACCCCAGATTTCGAAGCCCTTGGCGCGTGCTTCCTGAATCCAGCGAGTACGAGACTTGCGCGAGAGGTTGGTGTTGTCGACGAAGAGGACAGTGCTGTAGAGGAGCATCGCCTGCCACGTTTCATTGACAGCCTGCGTGAAGCCCTTCGATTCTGCCGCCGAGTGCATCCACGCGGCCGCGTAACGCTGGCTTTCCTTCTCGAAGGTTGCGTCAGGGAAAGCTTCAGCGTAGAACGCCAAACGAACGGCATCCAGCGAGAACGTCGACACACGAGGGTCTTCGAACGAAACGTAGGAACGCTCGGTGAGCTGGCGGGCGGCAGTAGACTTTCCGCTTCCCGAAACACCGACGAGGATGTAGCACTTCTTTTCCATGTTCAACTCCGATTATTTCAGGGTGCTGCGAAGACGATTGGCCCAGTCGCGCCATTTGTCAGTCCACACAACCATAGACGGCTTGGTGTAGTTGTATGGCTTACCCTTCTCATCGATGGGGTCCATCTCCTGAACGACTTGGGCAACTGTCGCACGCAAAGCAGTCACCTCTTCGATCAGCGCTTCGATTGCTTCTTTCTGGTTTCGAGCAGCGAAGACTTCACCCGCGTCGACACCCATTGAATAGGCGTCATCGAAGTTTCCGCCCGAGTAATCCATCGGGTTGAAGTCTTCATCCTCGTTGTCTTCAGCGACTTGGATAGAAGCCGTCGACACGAACTTTTTCAGGCTCGCGATGTGTACGTCGATACCATTCATCGCAGGTCCTCCCACTCGTTCATCCAGACATCCACTGCGGCCAGCTTGGTAGCCTGGTCATCGGAGATACGGCCATGCTGATCGCTCAGCAGGAAGTCCAGCCATGCGCGATGGCCAGCCTCACCCATGCGCAACATGAAAGCGCTCTTCAGTGCACGACGCTTTGCGAAGTCCTTCAGGGCGAAGGGCACGTGGTACTCCAGCATCAGAGCAACGTTCGTCACGTCCAGCAGACTCAGGCGCAGGGCCTCTATCTGGTCGGGATGCGACATCGCGTAGTCTATCCACAGACGAGCGGACAGCTGCTCATGACCGTGGTAGGCACGATATTCACCACGCTCTTCGGAGAACTTGGTCACCTGAGCGGGCGGCTTGCCAACGTCATGGAACAGGCAGGCGACCAGAGACAGGACTCGCTGGGTATCGTTGCGATGTCCAGCCTTGTTGGCCATGTACCAGTCGATCAGCATCTGGGTGTGGACGGCGACGTTCGCCTCACGATGCCAAGGGGAATCTTCGCGGGTGTTCTGCATGTCACGCCACAGCTGAGTCTGACGGAAACCGTCAAAGAATCGGCTGAAAGCCTGCAGACCTGGGGATTGACTGAAAGTCATCATTCGTTATTCTCCGTGTACTGAACCATTATACACTGATCTCTGATCGATGTACACTGTTAGTTTTCCATAGGATTCGATCACACGGCTGTGCACCAGAGCCCGAGCTCTGATTTCGTAAGCTCCCAGAGGCTGACCTTCTGATAGCAATCTGAACATGTCGTCCAGAACCGCTTCTCTACTCAGATCGTTTTCTAGGAGTTGCGAAAATCTTGAATTTAGAACGGTAGCGAACCTCTCGCATTCATCGTCAGAACCATACAGGCCCCATTCATCTTTGGTGAACGCTACCCTCGTTGTAGAGGGATTTGATTGCGTCATTGGTAATTACTGCAGCATCTTCATCAGGGTCAGTATGCCACCGATAAAGAGAATCGTGGTGCCAAGTGCGACACCCGCAATTGACAGGATGTGGCGCTTGTAGAGGGCATCAAACCCCTTGCTTGACTTGGACGAGTCTACAGCATTGTACATGTTGTACAATGCAAATGCGAAGCTGCTCAGCGTGATCGCCACGCCAAGTACGAGAAGAAAAATTGCCATGTCACTTGCTCCGGTGTGTTGCTGCGATGGCCGCAGACAGTTTGTAGGATTGTTTGTGCTGCATGCAGAGGGTGTCGGGAAGATTCATGAACATGTAGCAGTGCTGTTCTTTCTCTTCTTCCCTGAGCTGCATGTTGGTAGGGTGATACTGGCATGTGAGGCATCGCTCAGCATCGGGCGGCTCTTGAAGAGTGTACATGTCGTCGAGCAGGCCGAGACCTTCGAGTGTACCCATGAAGTCGATGATGCTTCTCATTAGTCCATCCTCGATTGCGCAGTGCACTGGTACCCGCGGCTCTTCAGAACATCAGCGAAAGCCTTTGCTCCAGCGAACTTGGCGTCCATACACTGGGTGTTGTGCCCCGAAGGATTCCAGATTTCCAGACCGCCAGAGTATCCGCGACTGCCCGCCTTCATCACCTTGAGTGCGTTGACGAGAGGTCCACGGGCTGGACGAATATTGACCCATGCAAAGCCGCAAGGGTACCACTGGTCAGGGTTGGCGGCGATGTAAGCGTCAGTTGCCGCCTTCGCGGCTTCGAATGCTTCGGTGATGATGTCTTCGATAGTGCTCATCAGAACCCCAGGATGGTGTCGAGAGCATTGGCGAGCGCCTTGCCGGGACCGATGCCACCAGCACCGACACGATTGCGCCACTCTTCACCCTTGACGAGAGCGAGGATGCGTTCCGCCTGATCGTCGGTGATGGTGAGAGCCGGGGCAGTCGTGTACAGCGGAATAACGAACTGTTCCGTCGGACGCATCCAGGCATTCACGTAGCCATTGTGCTGATCGTTGCGGCACTTGTTCAGCGAAGCCAGTGAGAATTCGCTGATGAAAGCAATGGGAGTATTCTGCGGCATCGGATTAACCCTTCTTCTTGAGTTTGTTGGAAGTGAGTCGTGACATCGTTCGCAGAGCTTCCTCTGCGTTGTAAAGCCGCTGGCACTGGATACACTTCATCGCTTCGCGATTGGTGTTGTGCTCAGTGGGGCTATGATCGGCAGCATGCTGCCCAATCAATTCTTGGAGAGCGGCGAGTGCGTCATCACGTTTCATTTTCGACCTCAGGCACGTAGCCAACAATGTTTTCGTTTTGCATCAGCAGCGGATTGAAAGGCCTGTCCGCAAAAGAACATGCAGCTATTGCTGAGCGATGGAAACGCGGTGCAGCGGTAGGATTTCCGTCAACGTCAACCGCCTGTACGTGCCACTCACCGAGCGGAGAGATTGCCAGGACCTTGTTCCATTGGGTCCAGTACAGCGAGTAGTAAAACTTGCCGACGTATCGCTGGTGGTCAGGCGCACAGGAAAAGGTACCCGATTCCCGATAGCGAATGACTCGATGATCGTAGACAGGCTTCACGTTGTGGCCTTAGAAGGAGGGGTTGCGTTCGTTGATGTGGCCCTGCACGAGGGACCAGGTGCCGCCAGGCTGACGCCAGCTGCCGGAATTCTTTCGGCGGCGGTACGTGTTGCCCGCGGAGGTCTTGATCTGGAAGGTCTTGGTGATGTGGGTGATCTCGCCATCCGGGTAGTAGTCACCGTTGAAAGCGTAGGACACCTTGTCTCCCACCTTGGGAGCTTCGATGACATCGTAGCGCGGCCAGGTGCTCGTGCCGTTGTCGATGGGGAGATACAGATCGCCCGTGAGTTTGGTCAGGCCAGCGGCAATTTCAGTTGCGCGCTCGAAGCTTTCCCAGTTGCGACGATACTGCCAGAGATTGCGGTCTTCACCGAGAATGACTGCGTTGTATTCGGTAGAAGAATGCGGGGAGTGCGAAGAACCGTACACGTCCAC